CTAAACTGCCCGAAGTATCGCGGTACTTTATCAGGGCTAACTAACCTAGCCAGACCGAACGCATCAACTGGAGACTGCGCCGCTGGCGTACCGGTAAGCATCCAAAGCCAAGGTATACCCGCGCACAAGTCCCTGAGTATCTTCCACCGATCAGTCTGAGCATTTTTATAAGCACTGGCTTCGTCCACAACAATCATGTCGAACCCGCCTTTAATTATTTCTTCTTTAACAACTGCAACCCCGTCAAAGTTTATGATGACGAACTCGGAACCCGCAGCAATTATCTTCCTGCGTTGGGGTGCAGCTCCATGCGCCACCGAACAACTGCGGTGCATAGCAAACTTAAAAAGGTCCTCTTGCCAAGCTGATTTCATAATGGACAAGGGGCAAATAACTAACACTCTTTTTATCTGGCCTAGTTTCATTAAGTAATCTGCCGCCCATATGACGGAAGCTGTCTTACCTGTGCCTTGCTCGTTAAAGCAAAAGGCTTTCTTGTGTAGCGTAAGGAAAGCTGAAGTTTCTTTCTGGTGGTCAAAAGGAGTGTAGCGTCCTGTCCACGTATAGTCCCGTGTTATGGGGGATGGGGCCTCAAGGTTTAGAGTAGTAAGCACCTGTGCCTCTTGCATATTCCAAGGCAACGCCAAGGTATAAACCCCGTCTACCTCGGAAATAATCTTATGCTTCTTTACCTTCTCCGTAATGAGATGCGGTTGAGTGGTACTTAAGACTATAGCCCTGTCTTTAACTATTCTCATACCGTCTTACTACCCTTCTTCTTTTTCTTCATAGCTCCGGTACTGGTCCGCGGGAAAGATGAGTTGTTTGCCTCCGTCTTAACTGACAGATTGCTGCGGGCGTTACCCCCACCTTGCGAGAGTGGGGTCTTGTGGTTTACGTGCATACCATCCCCCTTAGCTACTTTACCTCCAGCTACCATTGTAGCTCTAGCAGAATTTCGTTTGGCGCGGTTCTTCTTTTGTTCGGTAGTGCCTTGGTACGTGTCATACTCTTTCCTGTAATTTCTTGGCTTCTTAGTAGGCATTATCTTTCCTTATAGTGTTCACATTTAGTTACCGGACACCAACCGCATAGTGGGGTGGATACCGCATTCCATACTCCAGATTCTTCAGCGACTCTAAGGCGTTCAAGGTCGGGGTGGAACCCAGCAAAATAAGAGTTAAGCAACTCTCGTTTGTGTTTCTTACGGATGAACTCATTACTTACTACATAAAGTAGTGCTGACTTAACTGTGTTTACTTCAGGGAAGTGGATGAAAGTAGCAGCGGCTAGGGCATCGAGCTGGGCAGTATCCGCGTACTTTGCATTCTTACCTGTCTTGTAGTCAATTAAAAATGCCTTATCCCCATCTACAATAACAAGGTCAGCTATGCCCCGCCACCAAACATCTTTAGCGAAGAAGCCGCAAGGCCCTAAGTTTGTGCCATCATAAGTAAGGCCGTACTTAATTTCGCAATGCTTCTCCCCTCGTATATTTTTAAGAGAGGTTAACATTTTAGTTATGAAATCAAATTTCTTAGGTATCTCCTCTCCATTTTTTATGTGCAGCTCCGCAGCTTTGTGAAGTTCATTGCCGTAGCTCATTGCTACGCTGCCCTTATCCTTAACATCCTTAGCTACTTTCAGATGATAATATTTTTTAGGGCATTGCTTGAATGTACTTAAGCTACTGTAAGACCATGCAGTGGGCATATTTATTTTCCTAAAGGGAATTTACCAATTCTAAACAAGACTCCATCGGAGAGATTGCGCAGCTCCCCAGTGTCCGGCTTACTTATACTACCACCAGTGCTCAAGTAGGCTTTAATGTCCTCGGCTAACTTATCCCGTGCAGTATCTTTGTGTAATACCTGCGCGAGATGGGGCGAAATATACGTTGGCTTCATGTGGCTGCTCTCCCTAAGAATTGTTTATTCATTTATCAACTCCATGAATTTCAATCAAGAGGTCTATGCAATGCTTAGCTTTTTCTAAGTCTTGTAGTGGGCTACCCTTCTTCTTCCAGCGAGAAATGTATTTCACTACGTTGCCCTCTAGTAAACTCAAGCTGTTCTTCTCAGCGTACTCGGCTGGTTGGATGGGCATGTCTTTGTAGTGCGTCCCACCGGTTTGTTTGTCTAGCGCATTATCGTCCGTATCAGCCTTCTTCCAAGCCTCCAAGATAAGTTTGTTTCTTATCTCTGCTTCTTCTTGCGGTGTTGCCGGAATCTCTTGCATCTGTCTTCTCCTTAGTTTTATTAAAAATTCTATCCCAATTGCTGCTGACCTCACTAGGCGCTACCGCCACTGGCCTGCGCTTACTACCCTTGCTCATAGTTCTTCCCCCTCACCCCATGAATTTGTAGCGGCATCTGCTGCACGCTGTTCTCTCTCCTCCTCTATATCGAAGGGGTCTACGTAACCTTCTTCCTGCTTCCGCAGGTACTCGTCCAACTTTATATACTGTGGGTCTTTACTCATCTTCTTCCCCTTTTCCTCATTAAGTATATAGTCACAAAGATGGTTAAAATTTTTTTTGACGAGCCTAGGCTTAAGGTCTGATTTAATCGGTTCACATACTACGCACCTCGCCCGCTTAAGTATCTCGGCTTTATAGAACGTTCTGTTTCGTGTATCAAAGTTTCTAAGGTGCCCACATTCTAAGAGTAACGTCCAACTTCTCCTGCTGTAAAACTTATCAAACCTCCCTTTAGAACCCCTACAAAAATACTCTCTATCAATTACTTTCATGGTTATATACTCTTTGGTTCTTATACAGAACAACAATAATGTACGGGCTCTTAGCTAATGCACTACGGTATCTACATCCCACTGCGCCATTTGGGCATCTATAAGGTCTTCGTCATCTTGGTGTTCTAGTAAGTCCCAAGTATGATCCAGTACTTCCAATAGCGTATCCTTATCAACTCCGGTAGACGCGGCCAGCTTAACAACCAACATCCCAAGAGTGGTTAAAGCAACTGCAATCTTATTACTCTCGGTAATGCTCTCGTCATCGTCCAGCTCATGGCTGATAACAGTTACCAGTTTCGCCTCTAACTCTTTCATTAGTTCGCGTTCTTCGATATTTAACTTATTAGTTCTTGGTGTTCGTCCCATAACATTCCCCTTGGTTTGTATTAAATAGGTTGCGTATCTGTAGCAGGTCTAACCTCCCCCAATTCAGAGACTTAACCTTACTACAGATACGACTAGCGTATCGTGCTTACACGGCATGGGCAAACGACTGAGAACCGTTGAGGCGTTGCCTCCCACACTGCGGGTGTTTTTTTAAGATTGCCCACCTCCCGCTGGGACAAGACCTACTTCGCTATTAAATAGGAGTAGGCCCCATGCAAACTAGCAACTGCCGTATGAAACCCCATACCCACCTTCGCAATCAAGGGGGAGGTCAGGGGCCCATTTAGGTCTAATCTTCATAAGTTCTTCGACACGCAGCATTGCTTCTTCAACACCTTCTGTTTCAGCAAGTGCGCCTATCGCATCGTGAACCGTCATAACAACTTTAAATTCCTTAGAGACTGCAAGCAACTGCTCGCCTATAACAATCCGTGAAAGTGCTTGGCATACATTCTCTACCACCTTACCACCGTATATCCTAGTGGGAACTAAAGTTCTACCCTTGAGTGTATCGTACAAAGTTTCTGATTGGTTATCCTCGTCTACATCTACCCGCAGGTTTGGATAGCTTACATACAGGCCATTAGGTAATCGTATCCCATCTGTACCATCAACGAGCAAAGCGTTATGGTGTCCTAAACTGCACTCCATATCCCTTTGCATAACCGTTAGGGCAGTGCCTGCTTCTTTCCATAACTTTGGAATCGCAGGATACGTATCTCGGTATACGTTAACAATCCGGTCGCATTCTTCAAAAGGCAAGTGAACATTAAATTGAGCTAACTGTCTTTGGAAGCGAATAGGTCCCATGCCGTACCCACAACCCAATATCGTAGTCTTACCCACGAACCTTTGGTCTTTAGTTATGTCTTCAATGCTTTGATTATAAATAGAAGAAGCCATCATCTTGTAAACGTCATCTCCTTGTTCAAATGCTTCTACTAGGCTGTCTTCCCCAGCTAACCATGCGAGCATCCTTGCTTCGATCTGAGACAAGTCACAGTCGATAAACGAGAAGCCCTCGGGAGCTCGCATTGCGTGCTTTAGTTGCGAACCGCGAGTTAGGTTCTGCATATTTATCTTATCGTCCCCGCCCCACCTACCCGTATGTGCCGCGTAGTATCTTAATGGAACGGGCAGTTTGCCTCGGTTTGCAATACCTATAAAACGTGCAGTGCGTGTTTCCTCGATGGTTGACTTAATACCTAACCTTGCAGCAACTAATGCTTGCACTTCGGGGTTTTCATGCGTTGATAGCTTCTTGAACTCTTCATCTGTCTTAGCAAAGGCAAAGGCTGTTTTGCCAGTAGTAGGGCTTATCTTGGTTGGTGCTACTACGCCATAACTTTCTAGTAGCTGGGCAAACTGCGGGTTACTCGTTAGCTGCTTGCGGTCGTGAGCCACCCTCGCCATGAGTACTGCTTTATCTTTTACTATATTACCTAAATGATTCTCTAGTATCTCCTTGTCTAGCACCAATGCTGGTTCGGTAAACATACGCATCGTCAGGTCGATAAGGTCCAGCTCAAATATAGGCACTCTCTTGACTAGGGTTTTAAACAGTTTATAGGTCAAGTCCACATCTTGTATGCAGTAGCCACCGTAGGCTTGCATCTCTTTTTCAGTGAAGTCTAGCCTGCGCTTACCAAGGGCATCGTTAACCTCTGTACCTTTCTGGCCTAGGTTGTAGTGCTTGGTCAGCGCATCCAAACTCCCGCCAACTTCTATAGTGTGAAGCGCCCGCGCCATAGACAGCGTATCAACAATCTTCTTAGGGCGTATGTCGAAGTGCCAATTAAGTATAGCCATGTCGAACATCGCATTGTGGGCAATAGCCGCGCTGTTACCCCAATCAAAGCCATCCAGAAAAGTTTTTACCTTTTGCTTAGAGCCAGTACACCACTGGGTCTTATCATGAT